ATTCATGGATCGTGCCGGTGAAATACTATATGCCGAACAAGTATCCTTTACAAGTAAAGTACTTGCTGAAGTCATATCTAAGCATGCACCTGACTGGCGTCGTATACTTAATGAACTACAGAGATGTAGTATCAATAATAAGCTTGACGAGAGCATTGTTAACATTGGTGATCAAAACCAATATAATGAATTATTATTGCATTTAAAGCAAAAAGATTTCAAGAAAATGAGGTCTTGGGTGGTAAATAACATTGACGTGGATGCAGCTGCTATATTCCGTGGTATCTATGATCGCATGATTGATAATGTAAAACCTGCTAGTATTCCACAACTCGTGCTGATACTTGCCGACTATCAATATAAGAATGCGTTTGTAGCTGATCATGAACTTAATATAGTTGCCTGCATGACAGAAGTCATGGCAAACGTGGAGTTCGAATAATGCTAATACTTTATACACAAGACAGATGTAACTGGTGTGATAGACTCAAAGAAAAACTAAAAGAATGGGGTCATACATATACTGAAGTTAATATTAAACACGATCAAGCATCAAAAGATATGATGAAAAGAAACGGACATCTCACAGTTCCTCAGTTATATTATGATGGCAGAGATATGATGCAAGGTCATTCAACTGGTCTTACAGAAGACTTACTCATTGAACGTATGGACGAATCATGGGGTGAGAGACCGGAGCTATCGTTTTGAATCCATTCGAATTCCTTAACTCAATCAATATGACAAAGAAAGATATTATGGTTGATGATATTGCAGAGAAAGCATATCTACCTTATATGGTTAATCGATCTTTATCATACTTTAATGACACAGTTCTCATGGCAAATGAGATGAATACTAAACACCACCTTGACAATAAGTTACAATATTCATTTCTTATAAATATAGTACGGAAGCGAAAACGCTTTTCGAAATGGAACAAACCTGAACTAGAAAATGACATCGACGTGGTTAAAGAATATTATGGCTATAGCAATGACAAGGCTCGCCAAGTACTTCCTCTCCTATCATCTTCTCAGCTTTCAGAGTTAAAGATAAAGGTGAATAAAGGTGGAAGAACAAAATAATATAGAGTGGACTCCAGCTACGATGCTCGAGGTGACACTGAACGAACCTGATGATTTCCTAAAAGTTAGAGAAACACTTACACGAATAGGTGTTGCATCTCGCAGAGACAAAAAACTATTTCAATCTTGCCATATACTACATAAACAAGGTAGATATTTTATTGTCCATTTTAAAGAATTATTTTTACTAGATGGTAAGAAATCAAACTTCGAATCAAATGATTTAGAGAGACGTAATACGATTGCAACACTATTAAGTGATTGGGGTTTGATAGCAATGGTTAAAAAAGAATCACTTAACTGTGCACCATTGCGGCAGATAAAAATTATACCGTTTAAAGAAAAAGATCAATGGGAACTTTGTCCTAAATATAATATTGGAAAAAAATCTACTTAATGGATACAATTGATATGAATCCTTCTTTTTGGAAGGATAATGAAAAGAAAGCTACATATTGGGAAACCTTTATAGCTGAGTTTGGTAAAGAGTTTCTGAAAGAGTATAGACTTCCAGAAGGTGACATAATAGAATATGGTTCATATAAAGGAAACTTTATTAATACGCTTAAAAATTTATATCCATTTCGTAAGATAACAGGCTTTGATCAAGATAATTTAGATAATCATGAAAACATTATAGAACTTGATATAAGAAATTTATCTTCTATGAGAGAATATGATTGCAGCATTGCTTTCGCTATTAATGATATCCCTATATGGGAACATAGTGGATTATCTAAGATGGCAGCATATAATCATGCCATGACTAACTTAGTAGATGGTGGTTATTATTTAGAATCACGAAAAGAAATCGATAAACCGGAATTTATATCTGCTAATAAAAATTTAAAGTTTATAAAATCAACAAAAAATATTGTTGTTTTTCAACGAATATCAGAAACCTGATATAAATAACCGTGCATGCGGCAATCGCCGGTGCACATATAATCTTGCTTGCTATAAAGGAGATAAACATGACAGGCATACACACATACTTTCCCCGTAGTTCATTCGTAGGTTTCGACCATCTTTTTAAAGAACTCGAATATACGACCAAACATTCGAATGATCACTATCCTCCACATAATATTGTAAAGATCGATGACGAAACATTTCTCATTGAACTTGCTGTGGCCGGATTCAGTCAAGATGAACTGGAGGTAGACGTCAAAGAACGTACACTGACAGTGAAGGGGGAACACATCTCTAAAGGTAGAGAGTTCATTCATCGAGGTATATCCACGAAGAAGTTTAGACGCACCTTTAGGCTGTCGGAATACGTAGAAGTACACGGAGCAGATCTCGTGGATGGTGTTCTAGCGATTGATTTGAAGATCGTCATCCCAGAAGAAATGCGTCCTCGTAAAATCAACATTGGTAAAAACGAGGAATCCAAACATGACACACGTCAGCAACTCAATGAAAAGCGTCGGTAAGCTTTTCAAACGTTTCAGTCAATCAATTCAAGCGGGACGACAACGAACAGCTAATATGGAAATTGCACGAATGCTACAACAAACTGAATACAGACGAGAATCTGTAGATACAGTTTTTAATGCACTATGCAATCACGATCTAAAAAGCTTACGAGGTTATCCTATCAAATGATAAAAAGATTGATTAAATGGTTAACGTTTCCTACAATCAATCTTCATGAAGATTACTTATCTCAATCAGTAGATATCTGTGATCTTGAAAGAAGACTAGAGAAACTAAGACGCAATCCACACATAGTGTGGTAATATAAATATCAGGGTAGACTATAATGGTCTACCCTTTTTTATGGAGCTCAATGCATTATTTCGATACATATCCTGATGATGAGAACATAGGTCTATCACTTTCTGGTGGTGCAGACTCTGCTCTCTTGTTATATCTCTTTGCAAAGATGGTAAGTGATAGAACATTTTACGGTATCAAACCAGTTGAAATACATTGCTTGCATGGCCATGATACTTCATATGTACATCAACAAAGCGATATAGTAGCTCAACGCGTTGTTGAATATGTACAAAGAAAATATCCAAACGTTCCAATCTCTCTTCATATAACACAATATCATTTAACAGATGATACATCAAAAGAAGTATATCATCGACCGTTTTATGACACTATGAAAGAACTGTGGGATCTTCCTCACATAGTTCGTGGAACTACTCAAGGAATGCCTGCTAATTATCGTCCTAGTAATATGTATCAACATACGATACCAAATGCAGATCCTACATCAGAAGAACTAATAGAATTCTCTAAAACCACTCCAGTTGTACCACTTGGTGCAGTTGATAAGAGATGGGTTAAATTACAATATCGATATCAAGGTATCATGGATCTTGCTAATATTACGGCATCGTGTATAGCAGACATACCAGATGCACCATGTAGACAATGCTGGTGGTGTAAAGAACGTTTCTGGGCATTCGGCAATTATGATGGCGGAATTCAATAAAAAACGTTTACATTCATTTCATTTTATAGTATAATAATCCTATAATAAAAGGATAATATATGAGCTTTTACACAAATGTATCGAAGCTAGGCAATTCTATTCTCTATCGAGGATATAATGACTATGGCGAAGCAATAACTCACAAATACAAATTTCAGCCTACGTTCTACGTACCTACACGTGAGAAGACAGATTGGAAAGCATTAGATGGTACACCACTTATGCCTATGGAATTTAATGATATGAAGTCTGGTAAAGATTTCTATGATCGTATGAAAAATACAGATGGCACTAAGGTATATGGTAACGAACGATTTGTGCAGCAGTTTATTACAAATAAGTTTCCAGAAGAAATAAAATTTAAAAAACATCTAGTTAATATTACTAATATCGATATCGAAGTTGCATCTGACGATGGCTTTCCACATCCTAGTAATGCAGAACATCCAATTATTTCAATTGCATTAAAGAGCAGTAAGTCTAGCATCTATCATGTATGGGGTTTAGGTGACTATACTCCAGCCGAAGGTGCACCAGTACAATATCGTAAGTGCGATAGCGAAGAAGCATTGCTAGTAAGTTTTCTAAAACATTGGACCAGTAACTATCCTGATATTATTACTGGTTGGAATGTACGATTCTTTGATATGCCATATCTTATTAATCGTATTTCTAAGATAGGTACATTCGCTGCTGCTAAAAACTTATCACCATGGAAATGGTTACGCGAAGGTCAAGTCAAAGCATTGATCGGTGGATCTCAACAATACTATGAAATATATGGTATGCAAATCGTGGATTATCTTCAAACATTCAAAAAGCTTGGCTATTCGTATGGTCCACAAGAATCATATCGTCTTGACCATATAGCTTATGTAGTTGTTGGTGAACAGAAACTATCATATGAAGAACATGGTAATCTACATACATTATATAAGAATGATCATCAAAAGTTTATTGACTATAATATTAAAGACGTAGA